AAAGAGCTGTCGAGATGGTGAAAGCCAAAGGCAAAAAAGCTGAGGATGAAGCTAACTTATATCCGCTTTATGTGGTAAACCAAGATTCTTTAGAATACGAAGAAGTTCCAGAAAAGTTTTGGAAGATACTTGGAAATCCTGATGCAGAAGTAGAGGAAGCTGACTTTCCAGAATACCTTTCTGTCCTGACCAAATATGGACTAGACACTGTCGTGGTTCCAAAGATGGAACTCGAAAAATACCTAAAACGACTGACTAAGAAAAAAGAAAAAGGTAACGTTGTGGACGAGTTAGTTGAGGAAAATGTTTGATTTTTTGGTGAGTTACAGCATACAGGACTTCGTTAAGGACCTGCTTAAGAAAAAGTTCCCAGGTTCAAATCTAAAGCAACAGATCTTCGATTCTGGAGATAAGTTAAACTTTGCATGTCCCTTTTGTGGAGACTCTAAAAAGGATCCTAAAAAGAAAAGAGGAAACCTTTATGTCACCACCCATACTTACAAGTGTTACAACGATGGTTGTGGAGTAAAGACCGATCTTACTGGTTTTGTTTCGGCATTTGCTAGCAAGTATTCTCTAGGAATTCCTTCGATTGCAAACGAAAAGCCCAAGTTTGAGCTATTGACTCGCTCTAAGAAGAGAGGATCGATGTTTGAGAAGTTTATTAGCTTAAACGCAGCAAACAGCCTACTCAAGCTAAACGAGCTTGCTATAAGGTTTTCGCTACTACCCTGTTCCAAAGCACAAGAGGGAAGCCGAGTGTATGATTTCATTATTTCTAGGAACCTTGATGTTTTACCTGAATTCGATAAGATCGCTTACTTTGATTCTAGGGACGATAAGGTTTATCTATTCAACTTAGATTACAAGTCTGATCGAGTATTGGGATTTGCTATCAGAAGAATAGGAGAAGTCGAAGGTCCAAAGTATCTAATAAAAAACTATGCCGAGTTCAACAAGACTGGCCTAGTGAAAGGAATGAGTCAAGAGGTGATGCACGAAGTAGATTCCTTGAATAATTACTTCAACGTTCTCAATGTGGACTTCACAAAGGACGTGATAGTCACCGAGGGCCAACTAGATTCTCTTTTTATATTCAACTGCATAGCGACAACTGGTGTCAGTAAGAGTAAGCTCTTGTTAGAGAACTTGCTCACTAAGGGCAATGCGAAGATATTCTTCGATAACGACCTTGCTGGTAAAAGACAATCGATTGAACTTATTAAGAAAGGATATTCTGTCTTTCTATGGTCCAAGTTTATATCAGACTTAGTAAAGACTTACCCTGACCACAGGTTGAAACTAAAGATGATAAAAGATATCAACGATGCATATTCAACAATTGCCTCAATAGACACTAAGACTGACCTTGAGCTATTCAATACGTTAGTAAACCGTTATTTTTCGGAGTCGGAGCTAGATATTATCTTAATCTGAAATAAATAATAAAAAACAAAAACCTTATGAATAAGATCTTGTCACTAAGACAGTTCTTTGCTGCAAACGTCAACGAGGAAGCAGAAGCAGAATCGTTAGACATTGATACCTCAGTTCTAGACGAGCTCGTTGAGCTTGTTGGATCCGAAGAAGACGTTGAGGATGCTGCTGCAGCAGCGTACGATGATTTGGCCAAAGCTTTTGAAAAAGGCGAAGTCGAGGTGTCAGAAGAAGACGTTCCAGAAAACCTAGCAATAGCTTCTCTAGTATTGAAACTCGTTGAAATGGGATCGATTGATCCTCAAGAAGCAGACGACTTCATCGCAAAACACGTAGGTTGATCCACATGGCAAAGGAGACTAGAGACATCCATGATTTCTTAAAACCGCAACGAGGTAAGGTCAAGCAGGGATACTTTACTCCTAAAAACCCAGACAAGTACAAGGGAGACGTGACTAAAATAATTTACAGGTCGAGCTGGGAACTAAAGTTTCTTTCCTATTGTGACAACACTGATAGCGTTATAGAATACGCATCTGAGCCTGTCGGCATACCTTACTGGAATCCAATCTTGAAGAAGGAAAGCACTTATTGGGTAGACTGTTATATGGCAGTCAAGAGCCAAGAAGGGGTAGTTACTCGCTGGCTGATAGAAATCAAACCCAACAAGTATCTAAACCCACCAGAGGAACCGAAAAGGCTTACGGAGAAACAGACCTTAAACTACGCTAGGCATGCCAAACAATACTTGATAAACACTGCTAAATTCAAGGCAGCCAAGGTGCACGCAGTCAAGAACAATATGAGATTCGGGATAATTACCGAAAACTTTCTATTCAATAAGGTGTAAAAGATATAGTGAAGACTTTCGAATCATTAGAAAAGAACGACGGACGATTTAGTTTCGAGCAATTCGCTCAAGACTTGCCTCCAGCAAACAGGCTGAATCTTTTACCTGGCAGGTTTTATTCTTTTCGAATCGAACCTCCTTTTGTAGACCTAAACGAAGAAGTAGTTAGGCTCTACACCAGAGGAAAGAGATACATTTCAACAAATCCTATCGGCTTGGTGTTCTTTCACGAAAACTGGAAGGAAACTACTATAATGTTAGACCTGAGGGTCATTCCACCAGCAGTTTCAAACAGGATACTAGAGATATACTGGAACTTCTCTCTCAGTAACGGTCTCGCTAACCTATTCGATAAGGAAGGTAACCTTAGGCCTCTTAATGAGAGACAAATAATAGATCAACGCTTTTACATGATCACTCCAAGTTTATTAGCAGAACTTTCAGGGGCAGACAACTTGTATTATGCGATAAATAAGTATAGCATGGATGATATTGCATCAGCTAGGCTGGTTGACTGGGACAATTTTGGAATGTTAGTCAACCCTAGTCTTTCTGATAATGGTCTCCTGCCAAACGGAGTCAATCTTGGAGCGATCTATGAGGACTTTTTAACAAATTCATTGAACAGATAATATGGCTGGATTTTTAGATACATCAAAAGGAAAAGTCGGAGGTGCATTGGCCGGCCTAAGCAAGTTCGGTACTCGACACGAGGACCTTCTTCTTAGAAACTCACAAGCAATCGGTTTTATTGAGGGACAGCTACAAGCAAGAAGCACCAGACTCAGTGCCAACGACGAACTCATGAAGTTCTCTATGGCGATTGCCGATACTACTTCTCAGTTAAGAACCAAAGCTATTGCATTCTTTCAATTAGACTACGTCGTAAAAAGAGAACGTCTAAGGGACGTTGCTTCAAACGGAGAAATCGAATTCATCCTAGAAACGATAGTAGACGACATGATAGTCTATGACGAGGAGAGTAGGTTTGCCTATGCCAAAGACATGACAGGAAAGATCCTCTATCGTGGAAACAATAAGGAGGAGCGTTTACACTATCAGTCCGCTGTCCTTGATAAGTACAACGACAACTTCGAAAAGATCTACACTGCTTGGGGATTCGGTGAAGGTATTGCTGCATGGCAGTATGCTTTCCAGTTCCTAGTCGAAGGTCACCTTTCTTTTGAGATCCTTTATGATAACTTAGAAAAACCAAAAGAGATCATAGGATTCAAGGAGATCGATCCAGCTAGTATTGCTCCTCAGTTACAAAAAGATCCAAAGGGTAAGTTATTCTTACAGTGGGTACAGTACGATCCTTCAAACGGCTCGACCAGAATCCTAAACGATTCTCAAGTCATATACATATCTTACGCCAACCACTTTAGGACAAAACGAGTAAGCTTTGTAGAGAGACTGATCAGGTCCTTCAACCTATTGAGAATCATCGAACATAGTAAAGTCATTTGGCACGTAATGAACGCGCCTATTCGTTTGACTACTACCGTTCCTATCGGAAGCAAGAGCTTTCAAAAGGGACAAGAAGACGTTCGCGAGTTCTTAAACCTATTCAAAGAAGACATTTACTTTAATGGCGACACTGGCGAGTTGAACGTGGATGGTAAACCTAACATCCTGTTCTATAAGAACTATGTGATGCCAGTCAACGATCAGCAACAACAGATCAAGATAGAAGCTTTACAGACACCTGGACCAAACCTTTCTGGTTCTGAGCTTCTTAACTATTTCTATAAGAAACTAAAGATGGATTCTAAGATTCCTTACTCTCGTTGGGAAGGTCAGTCAGGTATGGGTGCCTTTACCTTAAATGCAGAAGGTATCACTAGGGAAGAAGTACGTTACCAGAAATTCATCAGACGATTGAGATCAGCATTCTCTGAAATGTTGGTAAAACCTTGGTACTTGCAAATGTGCTTAGATTTTCCAGAACTAGGAGACGATTATAAGTTCAACAACGCGATCGGGATAACTTACAACAACGACAACATATTCGAAGAAGCTAAGCAGAACGATATCGAAGCAAAACGAATAGCTGCATTCCAAGCCAAAAAAGGAGTAATGAAAGACGACGGTACACCATTCTTCTCTACCGAATACTTGGTTAGAAAAGAGCTCAAGCTTACTGAAAGCGAGATCGAATCTAACGAACAGTGGTTCGAACAGAAGCTTGATGTAGAAGTTGAAATCGAAGCTCCACCGCCAGCAGGAGGAGCAGCAGCCGCTCCGCCAGCAGCAGGAGGAGGTGCAGCGCCAGCCGCAGCAGGAGCAGCACCAGAAGCAGGAGGTAGCGAAACCAAAGAAGGCGGTGAGACTGCTGGAGCAGGACAGCTTTAATTCGATCTAAAAGTTTAGTACAGTAGTTCTAAAATAAAAGAACTATGAAAAACGTATTAGAATTAGCTAATGAGCTAGAGACTTTGCCAGAAACTATTTTGGCATATCAGATGGACATCATCAATCTTACTGAAAGCATCGAAAAGAACTCTAACGAGATAGAAAGTCTAGAGATAGACATCAAGACTGCAGTCTTGAATGCAACTGACGAGGCCGGTAAGAAGGCATACACAAACGATGAGGCTAGAAAGATGGCATTCATCGGTGACTGTAAGGAAAACGAAGAGCATCAATCCTTAGTAGAAGCTCGTTCTAATCTTTCTCGAGCTTTACAGATCAAGCGTGCACACCTTGAAATGTTGAACAGTCGTCAACGCAACTTAAGAGTTTTGATTGAAGCTTTTGCTGGAGTAGAAATTGCCTAATCGTAGAAGGCAGCTATTTTCTCTTTGATTTCAGGGATGTCTATTAGTAAGACTAGTATGTCCCTGTTAGAAACAGTATCAGGATAAAGGGAAGGTTCGATAGTGATCCTTCTCTTTTTTGTTTCAGGTATGTAGCCATATATCTGATCCTGTGCTGCTCTGCTCAGGTCAATAGGATCTACATCAAACTCAAAGAGATAGTTATCTAAATTTAGACCGAAATCAGGTTCTCCTAAGACCTCTCCCTTTTTGGTAAAGATAGTCATCATGATCTGCTGAATAGTGGCTTCCAAGTCGTCAGTGACTTCCACCTGGTCTGCTCTAAACTTTGGATCGTTTTGATCCCTAAAATAAATCTCTCTAAGCTGTGCCATCTTTATTGGTTATTGTCTGTGTAGATACATCCAGTCGGCCGTGTTTTCTCCCTTCATCATTGTCTTAACGTCTTCCATCTCCTTTTCTGCGGTGGTTACTATGTTTTGATAGTTTACAGTTATTCCGCCAGGCAGCTGATAGTTAAACGTCTGTAGCATGTGAGAGAGTCTGACCTTAGCGTGAGCACGAACGTATCTTTGGAACATTTCGTCCTCGTATAGCTTGTCCTTTTCGAGCTTTTTAAAGACTCTTAATACTGCTGGTGTCTTTGGCGTTCTTCCCAAAACTCCAAGCAGCTT